TACCCAATATTGGGTAGTGGGTATTATTTCGCTTTATTTTTTTATCTATGCTATAGACTTATTACCAGCTGGATTTCTTGGAGGATACAGTGTAACCACCAGTTTCACCAGGGTTAGGCATTTTAGCCAAAGCATCATAAGCAAATTTAGCTTCTTCGAATTCTGTGTTTTCATTGATCCAGTCAAGGAATTTTTGAGCCTTATCTGTAACCAATGGACCAGTAATAGGATAACCATTGAAGCTAATGTTCAATTCACGCCAGCCGATATCGCCTTTAGTGTAGTTGTACATAGAAGTTTCTGCAGATGTAGGTTGAGCAGATACGATCAAATAAGCTTTTTCAATGAAACGTGCTGTATTATCAGTAGTGAAATACAAGAATTGGAATGTTTCATGTTCGAAGCCAGCTTCAAGAGCGGATTTATCACGTTCAGCACCTGTTTTCAAGATACCGTTATAACGTTTTACTGTAGAACGAGGGTCTTTTACGCCACGTAAGAACAATTCATGAACTTTAGTGAAGATAGAACCAGAACGTTCATTGTATCGCATGGAGAATGTAGAAGCAGATTGCATAGTAGTTTGAGTGATGATATTAAGGTTATTTACACCATCGGAAAGTTCGTTAGTGTTTACACCCATATCTTCGATACCATCTAAGTTCTTGAAGTCATATTCAAGAAGATGACGATAGTTTTCAATCAATACTTTGTAATCATCGGATTCGTTTTTCAATACGTTAAGGAAATCAGGAATTTTCAAAACGATCAAGAAACCATAACCAGTTTCATACAAGTCCCATTGTTCCAAAGCGGAGTAGTCAACTACGCCACGAGTAAGCATGTATTTAGTAACATTACGGACTGGTTTAGTACCAGCGAAAATGTTTTTAATAGTATTTGCCATAGTATGTCGTCCTCCTTTCTATTATAATACAGCGTTTTCGCTGTTACGAATAGCTTCGATTTTGAAGATTTCAGTTTGAATGAAGTTACGGAATGTAACTTGGATACGAGCATAGAAGATTTTGTTCATGTCGTAGTTCAAGTCTTTAGTGTAAATAACTTGAATTGTTTCAAACTTACTGGAGTGACGAGCAATGATGGATTCAACGTCTTGTTTGTATTGTACCAAATCATCACCATCCAAGAATTTGTAACGGTTGATTGGACAACGTTGACGGATTTCACGAATTAATGCTTGTACCATAAGTACGTTATTACCCCAGCTCAATTGAGTGTAAGCACGTTGTGCAGTGAATTCGGAGTCCATAGTCAAGACACCATCATAGTAAGTTGCATAGTTGATGCGGTTGTCATCAAAGAATTGTTTTTGATCACCGGATTTAGGAGTATGTTTTGGTGTGAAGTTGATAGTACCATCAATTACATCATCAAATACGATACCATAAGCTTGACCACAGAATGGACGAGATACACCATTTAAGTAATGGTTAACAAATTTAACTGCCATGTTGTAAGTGGAAGTTACTGTAATTTGTTTACCAGAGTATGGGTCAAGGATATCCCAGTAGTTGCTGTAAAGCATAACGAATTTAGAACGAGCGGATTCTGGAAGTTTAGATACTTGGTATTTAATATCTTGGAAGGACATCAAACCTTTAGTACCCATATCTTCGAAGTATTCGCAGTCTTCACGGAATGCTACTAATTCTTCAATAGAGCGTTTGATTGCAGCAGGATAGTTGCAGTCGAAGATAACGTCGATACGGTTATTATCTACGTCGTAGATAGAATCGCCTTGTTCGCAAGAACCATTGAATACCATTTGAATTTGTTTGTAGTAGTATTCAAGGTTAGCCATAGGGTTTGTGCCAAAACGACCGTTAGAACCATTAAGCAAAGAAATACCATTCAAGTTGTTAAGGTTAACGGAAGTAGATTTAACACGGATGTTGCTCATCTTTTTACCATACAAGTCTGTATTGTAAAGCAAGTCGCAAAGAGCCATTTCTTTTTCATCGCGACCAGAGATGTATGCTAAGTTTTTGTAGAATTCTTCCCAGTATTCTTCGAAGATACGAGTACGAATTTGACGAGAAGTTTTAGCATTTACAACACGAGTAAGAGACATGTTCAAACCAGAGTCACGAATGTCTGGGTTCAAGGAGAACATGAATGTTTCAAGTTCAGTTAAAGTACCATCTTGGTTTTCTTCCATAATTTTCAAGATATAGGAAGCATAAACGATTGGGTATTTAGTTGTGTTGTTTCTATAGATACGAATACGTTTGTTAGAAACACCACGACCGATATCAGTGAACAAGAAGAGTGGGTAAGAACCATCTTTACCCAAACCATTGTGAGTATGAGAAGCTTTCAAAGCTGTCTTATAGTCACCAGGGTTGTTAGACACCATATCTACAGATTGAAGTGTGAATTCAAGATCAGCAACTTGAGTCATGATAGGTGTAGAAGCCACAGAAGAAGTTGTTTCTTCACCAGTAGCATTATCACGGTAAAGAGCTTTACCGTTTTCATCTGTTTTTTGAATATTGGTTTTTGTTACATTTGCAATGACAGCAATGTTAGCCAATTTAGCATCTTCTGCTACGACACGACGAGCGAAAAGACGACCACCAGCTTTTACAAAGCTAGCAGCAGTCAATAAAGATTGACCATGGCGAGCGAAATCAATGTTATCGCCGTAATAATCGGCGAAAGCTTGAGCGTTCTCGATTTTGGTAAATTCTTCTGGCCCTTTGTCAGAGGAAAATGCACTGAAATTGATAGGTCTATCAATAGTAACTTTGATAGTATTATCAATAGGATTAATTTGACTTTGGTCGTCCCAAATGAACTGTGTTCCAGGAGCTGGCATAGTCTTAGTTCCTCCTTTATTTTTCTTTTAATTCTTAAGAAGTTAAAAAAGTTTATATAAACCTTCTCAAAGAGAGGCAAACTTTAATCATATGTTAAAGGCCACTTCCGGTATATCGCTTATAAATCCTTACCAGTAACGATATTCTCTAATGGAGAATCAACCTCGCTATCATTCAGAGCAGCATATACAACTGACTCGTTAAAGTTTTCAGAAGTAATTGCTGAATAAGGACTGATTATTTTGGCGATAGTCTTAATACCGATTGGAGTATAATTCTTCATATTGGTTTCGCCAGATAACCTGAATGGCACGTCTATATTATCTTTAGCCCGGCACAGTTCGGAAATCATAACGCCAAATAATTGTAGTGCTACATTATATGAAGCACCATTATAGGCAATATTATCTATGAAATAATTTTGAAGTTCATCATAACCAATGGTATTAGGAATAGCACCAGTGATTGCGAATAATTTCAAGAATTGTTCTGTATTTTCGATATCTTCTGGTACAAAGATATTTACAATAACCGGGTTACCTTTTTTATAACGAAGAATCCGATAATCTTGTTTCTCTGATTCTTTAGTTAGTTTAATGCCTTTAATTTTATCTACTTTATATGGATTCGTTAAGAATCTAGTAGGATAATTAAACTGCTTTAGAGAACCTCTTGTCCCAGTCTTAGAAACTAAGCAATAGTTCATAATACCCATGACATTAATAAATTCTCCAGCATAGGCAGCTAAACCTCGATCGAAAAAGATTTCAGGAATATAGAATTGGAATTCGCCATCTTGATTAAAGACTATGGAATCACCTACACGTTTTAGAAACGTCGGAATCTTTTGATCCATAATTTAACCTCCTTTCTTCAAGTTTATTATGTTGTCATGGATATAATTTGTGATTATTTACTGTGGAATATGAGGACCAACGTATCCACCCAATGTAGTTTTAAATACATTGTGCTTCCACCATAAAATCAATTCATTAGGTTCTTTATGTAGGAATTTCTTGAAATCCCCACCAGGTGTAATCAAGTTAGCAGGTATAATAGAATACCCAGGACGAATAATACCCGTAGGACCAAGAACAGTAACACCACCGGTACTAACACCGCCAGTATTCTTACCGCCTCTAATAATAGAACCGACAATACTTTTGCCAATTAGTTTACCACCATCTACAATACCGTCAGTAACGATACCTTTAACAGTTGCACCACCAGTAGTAATACCATCTTCGATAGTGAATTGAACACCATTGATTTCACCGATAGCGATACCACCATAGACTTTACCACCAGTAGAAGTACCACCATGTGCTTTAACACCAAACACATTAGCACCCAAAGTAGTCATGTCTATACCAGAACGTTCACCACCAGTAACAATGGAGCTTTGGATAACTGGATTAAATGCAACACCATCGATTGTTTTACAACCAACGATATCAGCATCCACTACGAATAAACGACCTTCTTTAGCTTTAACCAAAGAACCTTCTAATTCTCCGTTACCAGATTTACCACCTTCGGCAATTGGATTAATTAGTTCACCAGCCATTACTTTACCAGCAACTAATGTACCACCGATAGATTGTGGATTTAAAATAGTAACAGATTTTTGATCTTTATTTACACCCATACCGACACCACCGAGTGCAATAGATGTATCTTCTAATGCTGTAGCAGAAACTACAGTACCAGCAGTTACATTACCATTACCATCAATAGTAGCATCTTTAATGAGGATATCTTTAAATAAACCATTCGCTGTTGCACCATAAGTTTTGGCGTTAACCATGTTAACGTCTACACCGAATAATTCATTATAGAGACCAATATATCTGATAGTAGATGTACGGATATTCAATACATTAGACATACCTTCAGTAGAGCAATCTACTTGTAAGATATAGTCAGTATTATCACAAGGGCATTTGCAAGTACTTGCAGTACCAACTTGACCAATTCCAGTAATAATACCAGAAACTTGATGTAAAGAACCAGCTTCTACATAACGGATAGTATATTTATTACCAGTTGTAATATCTACTTCTTTTGTAGTGCCATCAGAATAAGTAATTGTTAATTTCAACATTCTAGTTTCTTTAACACCGACATCGACTACCATAAGAGCATCTAATTTATCACCAGTATTTCTGCAGTCACAGCTGCAGCCATCAGCAACCCATTGGGTGCCACCGTACATATCAAAGATATTATCTCTATATCTATTATTCATCGCATAGATATTTAATGGAAATTCACCTTCGGAATAATGAATCTTGCTCATTATATTTAACCTCCTTTTCTAAATGATTATCTAAATGTTTGCCGATCAGCTTCGTAATGGGCTTTAATATAAAAAAGAAAATAAAAGTATATTATAGAATTGAGTAGAGATAAGCTTATCTTATCTCTAAAAATTTTTATATTTTTCTTTTATGAAAGGAGTCATAATTATGACAAACGGTGACAAAATTATTGACACATTAGTCGACAATGCTGCAGGAGCTCTTAAACGTGCAGTAAGGAAGGCATTGAATGGTATATTCGTCGACAAAGAACATTCTAAACCATTTATCGAAGATGGTAAAGATGTAAAAGAATATGCTTCTTCCAATCCTATCGTAGATTTCGATGTAAATGTTTTTAATGGTGGCTGGGCCCCAATGGATAATTGGCCTGAATTATCAGCAGTACACCTAGAAGGTTTTATGAAATGGGAAGATGTTATTAAAGAAGAAGACGGTGGTTTACCTGTAAAAGATGATGTTTATATCTATACATATAAATTTAAAGGTACAGGTCCTCGTCTTGTTTTATTAGAACAATTCTGCAATGAATTAGACATGAGCTATGATGAATACGAAAAAATCATCCTAGGTTGTCCATCTTTAATCCCAGTATTAATTCCTCATGGTGATTTCCAAAAAACAATGTTTAATCGTGAAGCTGAATACAATGAAGATTTATTAGAACCACACTATTTAGTTCCAGTATCTGGTTTAGTGATGGCTGTAATGAATATACGATTCACTTCTACAGATGCTATTACATTCAAACGTACATTAGCTAAAACTATTGGTGCTGTCGCTGGTGTTAAAATAACAAACGTTTAATTTAAAGGGAGGAGAAATCCTCCCTTTTATTTTTTATTATTTTTTCTACGTTCCTGAGGGTATTTATGCTTTAAACACACCTATAATGACATATTATGCTAATCCAAAGGAGGTAGATATAAATGGGACCAGAGGAGATGATGGTTCAACAACAACCACAACCATTACGCCCTGTATACCAAATGAGTACTACCAATAAATCTTTCTTAAATATGCACTACTACCTCAAAGCGAGAGGTATAAAAAATAATAAATTCATGCTAGTTCTTTTTGATCCAGATTTAGCTGGGGTAGATCCACATGATCCTAACCTTAGTTTGATTATGAAGCAAAAAGTAACTAGAGAAGTAGTAAGAAATTATTGGTATTTTCTTCGTGAAGTTGTTCGGGTATACGAAGATGNTATGCTAGTTCTTTTCGATCCAGATTTAGCTGGGGTAGATCCACATGATCCTAACCTTAGCTTAATCATGAAGCAAAAAGTAACTAGAGAAGTAGTAAGAAATTATTGGTATTTTCTTCGCGAAGTTGTTCGGGTATACGAAGATGGTAACCCTAGAGGTGTACAATATAGATTAGACCGTGGTAACATGGCATTCCATTTCTGTACTCTTTATAACTTAAATATTTTCCTAGAACTTCCTCGTCAGGTCGGGAAGACCACATCTGCACTTATCCGTTATTTGTATATCTATAACTTCGGTAGTGCTAACTCTATCATTACATATCTCCATAAAGACATGAAAGCATCTAAAGAAAACTTGAACGATACTAAACGTCTTAGAGATATGCTTCCACCTTATCTACAAATGGCACAAGAATTCTCTATCGTAAACGGTAAGAAGAAAAAGATGCCTACTACTGTAGAAAAGATTCAAAACCCTATAACTCATAATGTAATTAATACATTACCTTCTGCTCGTAATGCTATGCTTGCATCTAACTTGCTTCGTGGTAAAACTATCACAATGTTATGGGCAGACGAATGGGCCTTCATCAAGTATAACGATATCATTTATTCTAATGGTATGCCAGCATTGAATACAGCCTTCCGAAATGCAGCTCGAAACAATGCACCTCATGGTTTTATCATTACAACAACAGCTGGTATCTTATCTGATGAAGCTGGTGTATATGCATATAAGATGGTACAAAATGCTACTCGTTTTAACGAACAGTGGTATGATCTTTCTTATAAAGACTTGATGGAACTTATTGATGCTAATGTAAACTCAATCTTCGTTCATATTAGATTTGGTTATGATGAATTAGGTCTTGGTGAACATTGGTTTGCAGATATCTGTCGTAAGATGAACTATGATATGGTTCGTATCCGTCGGGAAATCTT